TAAAAAAGCATTTACATTCTTGTTAGATAAAAGTTTATTTGGCAAAGCCGCACAAGGATTTGAAAAGAACAATCCAGAAGGTGATAGAAAAATAAAGATGCAAATTGTAGAAGCATTGGTTAAAAAATTTCCATATCTCAAACCAATTTATAATGGATTTGAAGAGCAGATTAAAACCTATTATGAAAACTATAAAAAGGTCAAGGTTGAAGCATGATGACTTTTAAAACATTTGTAAAGAGAAATGATTTTATCACAGAAGCCGCCAAGAATACGATGTTGGATGTTTCTATTGCAAATGCAGACAAATCATTTAAAGATAAAATAGATTTTTTTCTGCATTTAAATGAGAAGGGTAGTCCTGTTTCTGGAAAAAAGTATAGCATTGAAGAAAAAACAGATGGTGTGAAGTTAACGCTATTTCGTAATAATAAAGATTTTAATTCTAAAGATTTCACAGACAATTGGATTGTAGCGTACAAAAATTATATAATGCACTCATCAGAATTTAAATCTGTAACTCCAAAGAAAGCAAAAGAACAAGGTATCGGGGTTTCACAATATAAATTGGTTTTTGATCATTTAAAAAAGATACACAAAAATTTAGAATCCATACCAAAAAATACAGAATTTTTTATTGAGTTCTTAATGACAAAATCTACATTAACAAGAACTTATGAAAATAAACATGGAATGATTTTAATAGGTTATGCACATAATGTTAAAATAGACCAGCAAGATGATTTTAGGTTATACACTAAAGATACTAAATTAAATCAAACACAAAATGAACATTATGCTGAACTGTTAAAATTGGATTTACCTTTAAAGATTTTTGAAGGTGAAGTCGGTTCGTTTACTGATTTAAGAACGGGTGCAAATACTGAATTTAAAAAAATTCTGAGAAAAAATAAAAATGATTTTGAGAAATATTATAAACTAAGACAGTGGGATGAGTTGTATGAATTATTTAAAGAATCCCTATTAACAACATCAAGTCATTATGGTGGCAAGATGGAAGGTGTTGTGATAAAAGATCTTGATTCCAAAAAAATGTTTAAGTTCTTACAATCAGATCAGCATGATAAAGAAATTCGTGCTGAAGTAAAACAAAAATATGCAATGGATAAAGACGAGGAAAATCAATATTTTAATATTCTAAAACAAATTGGAAATGAAATATTAAGTGAAATTTCATTAAGTGAGACACATGAAAATATTATGGCTGAGATTTCACAAGCAGTACATAAAAGAAAGTTACCAAAAAATCTTCATACAAAAAAGAATGATCATCAAATCAAAGAAGATTTACATTTAACTGTTAAGAATTTATATGAAAAAGTTTTAAAGGGATGGGCAGGTGTTGTTGGTAAATTTAGAATTGTTACCAATGAACATGTGAATATGATAAAATATGCGTTAAAGAAATATAAAGGTGTTTCTGTAATGATTGTGGTTGGTAAAAGAGATGTTCTTTTAGCTGAAGAAAATCGTAAAATTCTAATGGATATTTTTAAAGGTGAGCCTGTAGAATTCTTTATTTCTCAAACAGGAAATATTGTCTCATTGGAAAGAAAAACTAGAAATCCAATAGTAGCTTATGTTTGTGGACCGGATAGAGAAGATGATTATAGAAATCAATTAAAAAATGCTAATAACGATTCAGTTGTAGATGTTTATAATAGTGGAAAGAGAGATGACGTATCAGCAAGTAAAGCGGAAGAAGCTTTGAATAAAAATGATGCACAAACTTTGAAAAGAATTGTGCATCCTACAGCATTGAAATTTATTGATAAATGGTCTAAATATTATTAATCATTTTCTAACTGATTAAGTAATTCATCATAGTCTACAATTAAATCAAACTTAAAATCTTCAAAAAATAGAAATTTTACAACATCATTCTCTGTTTTTTGCATATATAAAAAATTGTATCTATTGAAATATAAAGTTCTATGCTCCATTTTAACTTTGAAAAAATAATCTTCAAAATTAGTTGTATCTATATTTGTTTCACAATTAGATAATTGCACAACGTTTTTATTGTTATAGTATACATCTATAGTATTTTCTTGAATATCAATAACGTTCGCATTTGAAAAATTAAAAATAGTATTTTGAAATTCTACTAAAATCATTGCACTCCTTGAAGTCTATAATAAATTAATTAACTAAATAATGTATATGTTATATTTATATCAAAATTTAAAGGATTAGGTAGCTATGCCAAGAGGTTCTTCTATACAAAAACCAACAACGTTACTAACGATTAAAAAGTTATATGAAGATACAAACGTAGATGACTTGACAAGAGGTGAAATTGTATTGATAGTCGATGGTGGATATATTACTGGTGATATGAGAATTGCCACGGGTAATTTGCCAGGTAATAGTAAAACAACGGACAAAACCGTTCCTTTTTATCCAGTAGGGTCTATCATATATTTTGCAGGGTCTGAACCTCCTGATGGATTTTTAGTTTGTGATGGAGTATCATATAAAGTTGAGGACTATCCTGAATTGGCGAATTATCTTAGAGGAATACTTACATACAGTTCAGCATATAATGGTGTTGACCCTGGTAACGGTGCATCATTTAAAGTACCCAACTACACAGTTGGAAATGGAAAAGGTGGTTTATTCATAAGAAATTTAAATATTGGAAATGCTCTTGGAGGAAACACTAATTTACCAGACTATCAAGTTCAACTAGGTGAATCTACAGATGGAGTAAATTTTAATAATGGAACTGTAGGTAATTTAACTAATTCAATTCAAACCATAAATAGAACTTTTGGTTCCATACAGAATGAAATGTACCCAGTACATGATCATCCAATGAGTGGAGGTGTAACCGGAGCAACAGGTGAAAATCATGTGCATCATTATTTTGGAGCACCTGGAGCAACTAATGGACATCAAATTGGATACACTTATTTACCATCAAATATCAATCGTACTTATACTAAATTGGTAACTAGACACCAATATCAGTTTACAGACGAAAATATTGCTGCTGAAGATTATGCAAATTCGGGTGTGGTTGGAAAACATATACATACTGGTTACTTAGGATTTGGTCAAAGTTATACCGATGCAAATTCAAAAACAACTCACAATACCGATTCATCATATGATAATTCTACAGAAACAAGACCAATAAATTATTCACTTCTCTTTTGCATTAAGTATTAAATATGGGAATACAAAGAGTAACTTCGGGTATTTTTAAATATGGCAGGTCTTCCGAAAATTTAGGAAGAGCATCAATTGCAGGTACAGTTTTTGTATCTATTGATGAAAATAATAACATCACTGGAGATGTTAGAGTTCATGATGGTATCAGAAAGAGTGGTATGGGTGTACCCCCACCAGGAACAGTATCACACATAATTCCACGAAAAAATTCTACCAATCCAGATATACCGATTCATGGAGAATCATATGGTTTTGATGAACCAGATGGTTGGTTATTTTGTGATGGCAGATTACTTGATAAAGAGCAATATGGTTCATTATATTATGCATTGGGTGATATTTGGAATGTAGACACAAATATTCCAAGTGACAAATTTCAAATACCAGATTTACGGGGATATTATATAAGATGTCATAAAGGAAGTGGTCCTTATGGTGCTGCTACAAAGCAATTAGATACCGTTGAAAAACATTCTCATTATGTAATGTTACAACAAGCAGGAGACCATACACACCGATATATAAATTGGAATGAAAATTACTTTTCTACATCAATAGACCCAACAACAAGTGCCGGTGTATTGACTGGAGCAGGGTTGCCCGGAGCTTCTGTAAATTCAAGAGCCGTTTGGGCGGTTGCTTATACTAATACATCGTTAATTTCAGGACAAATTATTGGAACGCATAGTACTTATTATGATATTCATAGTGGTGGTGCCGTTAGTAGTTTTGCATGGGGTACAACTGATTTTTCTCCAACACCACCACAAGTAATGATTGGTGAAGGATATACTAGAAAAATGGGAACATATCAAAATGGAACCTGGCAACAAACAACCGAACTACATGAACATGCTATGTCTACATTAGATTCTAGCGGTACGACAAATCCCGAAAATCCAGGTGAAGGTAGTTGCACAAATATTAGAATACCTACTTTTATAAAATATTAAAAAGAAAAAAAAATGAAGAATTATTTTTCAAGTAGAATTTCCATAGCAGAAAGAAGAGCTTATGTAGGTGCAAGTCCTGCACTAAGAATACAAAGATTGAATGGATTGAGTATAGTAGATAGACCAGTAAATAAATTACCCGCAGTTGGCGATAATACATTTACTGCTAACTATGGTGAAATTACTATGAGTACAAACAGTAGCGGAGAATATCTTGGATCTACGTATGTTCAAGACCCAACACTAAACCCAACGGGGGTTTCTATACCACCCGCGGGAACAATAGGTTATTTCGCTAGAGATGTTATTCCTGAAGGATGGTTAGAAGTAGGTAATGAACAAACATTCTATACACATAAAAGATTAATTGCCGGACGATGGGAAGATAATACTCAGGTTCTTGCAGATACAGAATATACTGCCATATTTAATTTATTAAATGATTGGGGTCTTATACGTTCTGTTTCTAAAGATACCAAAGGAGAGACATTTAATACTTTAGACCCATTTAAAGGATTTTTCATTAGGTCACTAAATCCTTCAAATAGCGGAATAGATAAAGCTCATTCAATTTTTGACGCTACTACAGCAACTTATTTGTCTACGCACAGACACAATGGAGTTTATTTATATAATAATCCAACAATAAATACAGCGTCTCAAAAAGACATGGGGTTTCGTTCACAGTATAAGATTACATTAGATGGTAGTCTTCAAACTATCGGATCAAATTTTTGGTTTAACTCTAAATGGAATGTTGGTTTAGGTTGGTTCGTAGAAAATAATGGTACAGTAAACGTTGATGACACTGGATATGGAGGTAGTCCGGATTACTATGCCGTAAATTTTGCAAATCATATTCATGGTAGAGTAAAAACCTACTATCGTGGACATGATGGATTATATGGAAAATTAACTTCTACATATATCGTAGATGGAGGAACATATTATGGAACTGGTGGTGGAACAGCCACAGGAGGAACAATTTTTCAAACTGGTTCTAATACAGATGAACAACCTGGACCTGAACAAGAAGTTACCTATTTTACTCCATATAGTAGTGCCGGTTTACCAGCATATACACTTTACACGGATGTGACTCAAGTTTGGCAAACCACTCAAACAGAAACCTCTGGCCAAACACAAACGTTATATACGTTTGCACGTAATACTGGAACAGGCGCAACTAATGCTACACGTGATTATTCAGCCGGTGTACCTGATTTTACTGGGAAAGATGCGGATTATACAGAAACGTCAACTTTTTATAATAGGTCTACTGAAACTCAGAATTATAGATCTACTCAAGAATTTACATATCTTAGTTATACTAGAGACTATATTAGACAAACGTCAGAAGCATCCGGCGCAGAGCTTTCAAATGTAAGAACCGTAAGAGTAGATTATGATTATTATCCATATCATATTTTAAAATCGGAATCAAACACACCAGCAGGCTCTGAATTTTATAATACTGGAGATAATGGAACATTTATAGAAGTTACAACTGCAGCAGGGAATCATAGTCATAGTTATGTAAACTCAAATACTAGAAAAAGAGGATTGGGTTATGAAAACCGTCCTGTGAATATTGCTTTAAGAATGTGTATTAAGTATTAATATTTCTTTTAATAAAATTAAAATGGAAAAAATAAAAAAAGTTTGTATTCTAGATGATGAAAATTATTTTATATCACAAAAAACATTATATAGAAATTCTAGATGTTCCACTACATTCGGGTCTTTAGAAAATTCTCATGAAATACCAGAACCCAATTTAGAATTACTAGATGACGGTTATAAAGCAAAATGGAATTTTGAAAATTCAACATGGGATTATATTGATACAAAAGAAGAAGACCCATATTCGTTAATGAACAATCCACCAAGTTATTATTTTTTAATGGCTAGAATGGCAAGACTTCAAGAAGTACAAGAGCAGATCACTGAAGAACTTTTAAATGGAAATTTTGATAATTATGAAAGTTTAATGAAATACAAAAATGAGTTATATTATTTACCAGAAAAAATAGAAAAAAATGAAATAGATGAACCTATACTAGTAAATGATATAACTAAGTATAGAGAAACTAAAAATCCAGAACACATGATAACTTTTAATTGGCCAGAAAAGGTATAATAAATGAGTTACAAATATTGTTTAGTGGATAGTAATAAAAAATTTATAAAAAGCTATTCTGAAAATGAAATATCCGAAGAAGATAAAAAATATACTATATTTTGTATACCGCCTCAATTAAATGAGGGACTAATCGCATTTTGGGATAATGATTCTTGGTATGTAAGAAGAAAGAAACCTTCAGATGATGTAAATGAAAATGATTTAAATTTTCAAACTGTTGTAGAAAATTTTAAAGTAAATAATAGTTTGGTTGCGCAAAGGTCTGGAAGTTATGTCTCAACTAAAAATTTAATAGATGGTTTAGAAAAAGAAAAATTATTATACAGTGAAACTATTTTATATCTACACGAAAATTCAATTGAAATTCCAGAAATTGTTAGAACACATATTTCAAATATTTCAGAAGCATTAAATACTTATAAAAAATATTCTAAGTTATACACTGATTTAAAATATTATGATGATGTAAATGATATGGATGAAGTTTTAGAAGATTTATTAACTAATAAATTTGAATCTGATTTAGCGATAAAAAATATAAATACTTGACATTTTAAAAAAAATATGTTATCATGACACTGACTGAATATTTTGCATTATTTTATCTAGCAGGAGTGTTCACGGGAATGCTTCTCTACACGTATAGAATTTTTATAAAAAAATGGTGAGAAATCACCTAAATAGTTTTAGAGAGACAAAGGTGTTTCTCTAAATCAGCAATCGCTCATTTGAGGATTGCTTATATTAAAGCGCATGGTGCGCATATTAACTCGCTTAATAAGGAGGCTATATGTTTTTAGCACGTTATTCAAATAACGATTGGGACCGTGTATTTCGTCATACTGTAGACTTATTTGATCATATGGAATCAATTCTAAATGATCAACAATTCTCAAGTTCTACATCTACTTCATTTCCCCCACATAATATTCGCAAAAAAGATAGTTCATATCTCATTGAAATGGCTGTTGCTGGTTTCAATAAGGATGAAGTTTCTATTTCCAAAGAGAAAAACTATCTCATTGTAGAAGGTAAGAAGGAAGAGAAAGAAGATTCTGGTTTTGTATATCGTGGTATTGCAAATCGTTCTTTCAAAAAATCCTTTGCTCTCGGAGAAAATATGAAAGTTCTTGCTGCTGATATGCGTGATGGAATGTTATATATTGGTCTTGAGCATGAAATCCCTGAAAAAGACAAACCTCAAAAAATTGCTATTGGAGAAAGTGAAGATGTTATGACAAAAGTGATAGATAATGTGAAAAAATTAATAGCATAATATAAAAGAAAGCGGTCACTTTGTGGCCGCAATATAAACACACAACACACAGGAGTTAAGATGCAATACTTACCGGTACCACGTTTTAGTTTTGTATCCCAAGAAAACGAATTAAGAAGTTATTTTAAATCCGAATATCGTACTGATTGGGAAGTTAATTACGAACACTTCATGAGCCAGCGTATTGAGGAAAGGAAAGCTGCCAGCAGAAGAAAATTGAAAAGTTTTTTCAGAGCAATCGCACGTTTTTTTACACCAGATGATAAGAGTGATTATGAAAAATTTCTTTCACAGGCTGTTAGCCATGAAGACCTTGAACGAAGACAACGTATGTGGGATGAGCAACATTCTCACAAAAAAATTGGCGCTGCCAGTTGGTAATAACTTTAACTTAAATAACACACAAACACACACAGGTTAATATGACAGAATCAAAAAATCCATTTCAAATCAGACAAGAATTATTGAACACTGCAAAAGAATATGTAGAGTCAATGTACAGTATGCAACAGAATTTCGTTGACCGACAATTTTATCTTGCAGAAGAAATGTTGAATAAAAATCAAGAAGAAGGAATGAAATTGTATCAGCAATCCATTGATAACATGGAAAAGTATTGTAAGAACTATCCGGGAGTTGATCAAATTCTCGCAGTTGCAAAACAATTTCAAGACTTTGTAGATAATAAAGACAAAAAATAATCATTTATACTACTCCTAAATAATACATCAATTATTGTTTAGGAGTTTTTATGTTACACATTGGTATTGATTTTTCCATTAGCAGTCCTTGTGTCTGCTTTTGGAACACAAAACAACAACATTTATTTGAAAACTGTGAATTCTTTTTTCTACACTCAAAACGCTCAATCACAAAGATAAACTTTCCCAATAATATTCACTATTCGGAATCATCTGAATCAAGGGATAATTCGGTTCGCTTTGCTGAAAACGCAATGGCATTAACAAGTGAAATCAAAAAAAGACTTGACAATGTAAAAAAATATGTTATAATGTTGGAAGGTTATTCTATGGGTGCAAAAGGTAGACTGTTTGATATTGGAGAAGCCACTGGTATTTTCAAATTGTTTCTTTCACAGGAAAACATAAAACCTCTTGTGATTGCACCTACTCAGATTAAAAAACTGGCAACTGGCAAAGGAAACGCCAATAAGTTTCAAATGCTGGAAAAGTTTATGGAAATAAATACTAGTTTACGCAATTCAGAATGGATAGACGTTTTGACAACAGAAAAACACATACAACCTCCATTAACGGATCTTGTAGACAGTTTTTTTATTGCTAACTCATTCACGGTAACATATGATTAAAGCTAAAATTGTTCAGGACAGTTCTTTACCTACAGGAGAGAGACTGTTGACTTTCTCTGTAATGTATGGTAGATTAATACATTCTGAACTTCTTAGGCACCGTGCTGCATCTCATTCAGTGAAAAGTTCTCGGGCTATTCCAACTCATAAGTACCGAGCAGAAGTTATGGAGAAAATCTATGTGCCAGTTAAATTTGGCACAAAGAAAAAAGGAATGCAAGCAGGTGAGCCTACTTTTTTAACTAAATTTTATGGGGAAAAGATATGGAAACTTTCCTCAAAGTTTGCATGTTTTTTTCATTGGATGATGGAAAAGTTTGGTATACATAAGGAAGTAGCAAATCGTGTTTTGGAACCATATGTATGGGTTGAAGAAACAATTACTGTCGAAGCCGATGCTTTGAAAGAAATTGCTAATCTTAGAATACATGATGATGCACAAGAAGATGTTCGTAGAATTGTTGAAGAAATGGTGTATGAAATGGATAGAAGTACACCAGTTGAGTTGAATCAAGAACAATGGCATGTACCTTATGTTGTTCGCAGACAAGTTGAAAATGAGATGATATATACAGATAATAATGGCAATAAGTTAACACTTGATCAAGCAATTGTCTGCTCTGCAGCAAGATGTGCTAGAAGTTCTTATGCTAATCATGATAATAGTATGTCAAGTTATGATAAAGATATTGGTCTAGCTAAACAATTGATTGGTTCTGAACCAATGCATTTGTCTCCATTTGAACATCAAGCAAGACCATTCATTGATGATACTGAGAAATCTCAGTATGGTTCTAACTTTCGTAATTTCTTTCAGCAACGAAAGGCAATTGAAAATTCATTATGGCACTTAGAAATCAATTCATGAAACCTGGCGAAACTACATTTCGCCAAAAACTTGAAGCATCTTGGAAAACTCCTAACGAAACTATTCTTAAATACATTGAGAATACAATGGATGATAGGGGTTTTCCAAACATATCTAATTGGAAAAATTATATTGAAGGTAAAGATGAGGTAGAATTGTATTCTACTCTTATGTATTTTTTACTCAACAAAAAATTGCCTTTACCATATACTAACGAAAATGAGAACACAATTCGTAAATTATTTTTTAAATTTAAAAATAATACAATCGCTCCATTTGTTCATCATTATGATTTAGACAAGCCTCTAATACATCGTTTATCTGGAAATAGAAATACTCAATACCTATATGATTATAATGATTGGAGTATGGGGTATTTTCCTCAACACATCACTGCAAATAAAATTTCAAATTATTTTGCAGAAAATGAAAGAATGAAATGTGAGATTACAAATCGTGAAAGTCCGACCTTTTTATGGACAACGGAACATGGTATGTCACGTTTGATGGATTGTATACGTAGAGTAGGTGTAGATATACTAAACGAGAAAAAATTAAAAAAAGCATTTGGTTATGCAGGTCAAGTTGCTGCTCAGTTCAATGTAAACACATCAAAAAACATTTATAATATAGTTCCTGGAGAAACTATATTTGATATCTCAAGTGGTTGGGGAGATAGATTGACAGGATTTTATTTGTCAAACAAAAAAACTTATATAGGTACAGACCCAAATTTAAATATGTTTGAGATTTATAAAAAAATGTCATACACATATGAAAAATGGTTGGGTAATGATAATCCAGAAATAAAAGAATATGATAATTATTTTGAACTTAATGGAATTAAAAATGTAAAAATTTATTGTTTACCGGCAGAAGATATTGATTATGATGAAATTCCTGATATTGACCTTACATTTTCTTCTCCGCCTTATTTCAATAAAGAATTATATGGTAAAGATTCAGAAAATGAAGATAATCAATCTTGGAAAAGATATGATACTGATGATAAGTGGTTGACTGAATTTTTATATGTAATTTTAGATAAGCTTATTCCTAAATCCAAAACAACGATGATTAATATTACTGATGTGGGTACTGATGTAAGAATTAATCGTAAGTGCATATGTGACCCAATGATTGAAAGATATAAAAAAGATTTCGTTGGTATTGCGGGATTTCAATTGTCTCAAAATATGAATGTTGTAAGATATTTAAATGGGTACTATACTGAGCCAATATGGACATTTGGGAGAAATTTTTTACAAAAAGATAAAGTAAATTTAATGGATATATTTAATTAAGGAGTAAAATGATCAAACATGAATTAGATTTTAGTAAAGGTAATTATATTGTAGGTTCTTTTATGTATCCAAAGCGTCCTTCTTGTGACAAAGCAAAAGAACTTATGAAAGAAAAAGGTATGCAATATATGTTTGTACAAGCGGATAAAAAGCTTTTTGGTAAAGTTATGACTGCAACAAAAACTTCAACAGTTCCTCAAATTTTTATGGACGGTGAGTTTGTAGGCGGATTTGAAGATTTGGAAGAGAAATTAAGTGTTTAAGACAATAGCTATTATATTAGGATTATTCCTTTTACATAGCTTTATATTTTTGCAATTATTCATTATGAAGTGGAACATAGCTTATGCTCTACCTCAATTCTATTAAAGGAAATTATGTTACATCGCTTAACTGCCGTATTTGATAAGGAACGAACTTGGGAAAAAGTTATCAATATTGATTATCTTTTGGGATTTGAACCTCATGCAGATAAAGACGGAATTTATATTATTTTCAATACAACTACCGAAAGTTTTAAGTTTCATTATACTAATATTGAAACAATGATGGAAGACTATCAAACTCTTCACACAAATATGTCTGAAGGATTCACACAAACTCACACTATAATCAAACCTATTGATTTTTCAGATAAAGATGTGATCTTGGGTTAATAATGATTGACATTTGTTTGTAAATGTGATATAATGATAAAAACGGACCTCTAGCTCAATAGGTTAGAGCACCGCACTCATAATGCGTAGGTTCTCGGTTCAAGTCCGAGGGGGTCCACCATTCTCTCCACACACCAACAAATAGAATATTAATGTTTTATACTAATGTAGCTTTAATCGGCAACAAAATACACATGAGGTATATTGAAAATGGTGTGAGAAAACAAAATGATTTTGCATTTACTCCTGAGTTATTTGTCAAAAGTAGCCGTGGTGATTACAAGGACCTATATGGTACTCGCTACAAAGCTACAGAGATGAGTAGTGTTAGTGAGTTTAGAGAACAAGTAAAAGCCAAAGCAGGTGTTGTAAATGAAACTGTTTGTGGTAATGCAAAATCTGAGTTTGAATTCATACACAAAAACTTTCCTCAAAATATCACGTTTGATTCCTCCCAAATCAATATTGCCTATCTAGATATTGAGGTGTTTACTGATGGTGCTTTTCCAGAACCAGCAGCCGCCAAATATCCAATCAATGCAATATCATTTCGTATTCATGGCATGACATATGCCTTTGGTTTGACCTATGGCAACGTAACTTATAAAAGTAAAAAGGATGATGTAACTGTTTATCTATATGACAGTGAAGAGAAATTACTATCATCATTCGTAGACTTTTGGAGTAAATGTGAACTTGATGTTATCTCTGGTTGGAACTCCAATAGTTTTGACATTCC